CTACCGGCAGGGCAATCAACAGGAGTGGAGCACTGAGTGCCCGTCGTGCCGCAAGGTGCATCCGATCGCCTTTGCGCTCGACAAGAACGAGGACACCGGCTTGCGGGGCGGCGTGGTCTGGGATGCCGCAGCAAAGCGAGATGACGAGACGTGGGACGTGCCGCGCGCGGTCGCATCGTGTCGCTTTCGGTGTCCTCACTGCGGCCATGAGTCGCCCGACACCGACACGACGCGCAACGGATGGAAACGTGCCGGTCGATTCGTGCCGCTGAACCCGACCGCTCCAACCGAGATCCAGAGCTTCCGCGTGGAGGCGCTTGTGAGCCGCCCGATGCGATTACTCGTCGAAGAGTTCTGCGAGGCGGGCAATCACCACGTTCGGCAGGGTGATGACAAGATGAAGATCGAGTTTCGCACGAAGCGCGAAGCCCGCCCGTGGATTGTCGAGAAGAAGGTGGTGAACCTATTCGTCACGAAGTCCGATTACACCGTCGCCCAGTTCTCCAATGGCGAGGGCATCGACGGCGAGGTGATTCGCTTCATGGCCGTGGACCGGCAGCAAGACCATTGGTGGGTGGAAATCGGGGCGTTCTCCTCGGCGACGGGCCCGACCTACAAGCAGCTTTACTTCGGGCGCATCGAGACGCGGGACCAGCTTCGCCAGATGCAATACCGCTACAAAGTGCAGGACGCGTGCGTCGCTCAAGATCGCGGTTACCGACCCGCTGACGTGGACCGCGATTGCGCGGACTTCGGGTGGCGAGGGATGCGCGGGCACGCGCGGAAGACGTGGACGATGAAGGACGACGCGAGCGACAAGCTCATCAACTTCCCGTTCTCCGAGCCGCGCGTGAGCGACTACCGAGGCGGGGATGTCTATTACTACGACTGGAGCGGGGATTACTTCAAAGACCTTTTGGCGAACGCGCTCGAGGCCAAGGGCGATCTCAAGTGGCTACTTCCCGCCGATGTCAATCCGCTCTATCTCGAACACCTCAAGGGCGAGTCGAAGGTTGAAATCCGCACCGGCGTTTGGGAGTGGCGCGAAGTAAAAAGCAACGCGCCGAATCACGGGCTGGATACCTCGGCGATGATGCTCTGCATGGCGACCATCGCGAACGTCGTCCGCTACACGCCGGTGAAAGACTGAGCCTAGAAAATAAAAACATGGATTCATTTTCTCTCGAACATTGCGCGCAAATACCGGCTCCCGCTCCGCCTATTTATCGCCCCACCGGAACGCTCGACCTGCGGCTTGCCGACTGCATGGACGTGATGCGTGAGTTTCCCGACAAACACTTCGACCTCGCAATCGTCGATCCACCCTACGGCATCAAAGCCGACAATACACGAATCGCGAGCGGTGGCTTTTATTCAACGTGGACCACGAAGAATAAATATCCGGTCAAAGACTGGGATAGCAAAAGGCCGGAGCCCGAATTTTTCGCTGAACTGCAACGCGTCTCCGTTGCTCAAATTGTTTGGGGCGGGAATTTCTTCGCCGATATTTTGCCTGTCGGTGGCCATTGGATCGTGTGGGACAAAGAAAACACGATGCCCACTTTTTCGGATGCGGAGTTGGCGTGGACCTCTTTTGCCAGAAAATCCGTTAAGACGTTCAAGTTTTGTTGGAACGGTCTGATGGCGAGCGAATCGGGCCGCATCCACCCCACGCAAAAGCCCGTCGCGCTCTACCGTTGGCTCCTCGAAAACTACGCGAAGCCCGACCATCGCATCCTCGACACGCACCTCGGGTCGGGCTCGCACGCAATCGCGTGCCACTACGCGGGCATGCACCTGACCGCCTGCGAAATCGACGCCGACTATTTCCGCGACGCTTGCGCCCGCATCGCCCGCGAGACCGCGCAAATGACCCTCACTCCACAGTAACAGACGCGCCAGTTTGACGTTTCGGGCACAAGTATGCTCGACAACCCATTTCTCGGACTGGACAGCGCGACCCTGACCGCGCTCAAGACCAAGACAATTGACGCTATCCAAGCGGTGCTGCTCAACCAGAGCTATTCATTGAACGGCAAGAGCGTGAGCCGCGCGGACTTGAACGCGCTGAACAATATGCTCGGCAACTTGCAAGACGCATTGACGGACGCGGCGGGCACGTCCACCGATACGACCTTCGTCAGCTTCACCGGCAACTGAACAACATGGAAAACGACCTTTTCGACGCGTCAAAATTGATCGCACAAAAGCCGTGGCTCGACCGCGCGCTCGAAAACATCGCGCCGACGTGGGCGCTGAAACGGCTAGAGGCTCGCGTCGCGAAATCACTTTTCGAATACAATGCGGCGCGGACGAATCGCTTGTATGCTCCGAAGCAATACGCGCAGCCGGCGGAGTCGTCACAGAATCAGCGCGATCGCGTCGTGATGATGTATGAGGCGCAGGACTTGGTGCAGAACTTCCCCGAGGCTCGCGAAATCTCCCGCAAGTTCGGGACGTATCTCACGCCCAACGAGTATTCCCCGACGACCGGCGATCGCGATTACAACCAGACAATCAGCGAGTATTTCCACGCGTGGTGCAAGACGTGCGACGTCACGAACCGGCACAGCTTCAAGAAGCTCGTGCAGCTCGCCGCCGAGGAAAGGCCGGTCGATGGTGACTGCGGCTTCGTGATTCGTCGCAGCGGCGAAGGGCTCAAGCTCCAACTCGTTCCCGCGACGCGCATCGGCAACCCGAACGACACGGCGGTCGCGTCGAATAACTACTTCCAAGGAATCATCACGAACGACTTCGGCCAGCCGGTCGCTTATCGGATTTATCGCGTGAGTCGCGACGGCGTTTATTTCGGCGCGGAAGACATTCCTGCGAATCAGTTTTGTCACTACCTCGACCCATTCCGTGTCGATCAATATCGAGGCATCACAGATTTCCACGCTGCGATTCAGACGGCGCGGATGCTTCACGACATCCTGCAAGCCGAGAAGGCAGGTGTGCGTTTCTCGTCGCAGCAGGCCGCGCTGATTTTCAACGACCGAGGCGTCGCGAATCCGCGCAATCTTTTCCAGCCGAATCCTGCGCTCTCGCTCCCGAACGGACAGCAGCAGAAAAACGAGCTGACTGAGGTGGGCATGATTCGCTACTTCCAGAACAGCGACCGCGTCGAGGTGATGCCATCGCGTCCGTCGCAGGCGTTTACCGGTTTCGTGCAGCATCTCATGCACGAGATCGCTCTGGGCGTGGGCGTGCCCGAGGGAGTCTTGTTCGGGACACAGGCGTATAAAGGCCCAAGCGTCCGCGCAGAATTCGCCGCAGCCGATCGCGTGTTCACCCGCCAGCAGGGCGTGCTCACCGATAAGGTTCTCGACCCGATCAAGGACGCCGTGATTCTCGACGCCATTGCGCGCGGGGAAATCCCGCCGCCTCCGCTTCTGGCCGGCGAGACGATGGTTCACGCGTTGCGCCGCGCGACCGCGGGCGAGTGGCGTTTCCCCGCGAAGCTCTCGATCGACGTGGGCCGCGAGTCGGCGGCGAACATGAACGAGAACCGGCAAGGCGCGAAGTCGCTGCAAGAAATCGCAGCGGAGGAAGGCACGGACGCCTTCACGCGATTGGAGCAGATCGCAATCGAAGCCGCCTACGTGAAGCAGCTCGCCGAGAAATACGGCGTGCCTGAGACGGCGATTCGGCTCACGACGAACTCGCTTCCAAGCACGCCAGCGGCCGCAGCCGCAGCAGGCGACGCGGTGGGCGTCAGCGCGGCAGAGGCGCAGGCGGCAAGCGTCACGACTTCCGCGACGGGCGGCGAATCGACGGACGTGGCCGCGATTGCGGGCGTCGAGTCCTTCCCTGACGTATCGCCCGAACTCGCACCGCTCAACGGCGCGCAGATTGCGGCGGTGCTCTCGATCCTCGAGAATTTGCGCGCGGGCGATCTCACGTCGGAAGCCGCCGAGACGCTGATGATTTCGGCGGGCATGGCGAAAGAATCAGCGCGCAAGGTCGCCGTATCAGTTAGTGCACTACCAAAGCAGCCTTCAAAAGTATCAGCTTCGGCGATGCATCACCGCATCCGACTTGCTCGCGCGCAGGAGGACAGCAACCTCGTCACGATCAACTTCGCGGACGGCAGCTACATCCCGACGAACGCAATGGCCGACAACGCGCGCCGTGCGCTCGACGTGCGCGAGAAAAAACCGATGTCACAGCGCGGCATGACCAGCGTCGGCATCGCGCGGGCTCGGGATCTCATCAATAAG